CGCCCCTAAGGGTCACAACTGTGTTCTAATAATTCCTCGTAGAGGCTAGGGTGCACTATGTCTCAGCTTAACCCAGAGGGTTGGATTGACTCTGAATGAAGAGCTACCGATGAGCAGCGAACGATAAATCGCGCAACAACTCAGCGGTAGCCCCCCCCAGACTTCGTAGGTCGTTTCCTACCTTGTCCGGAACTCGGAGTCCCCTCTTTGGCTGGTCAGTGTCACTTGTGTTTCCACGCGGAATACTTCGGAATGAAGCACCACCTTTCTCGTAGAAATGTTCGAACACTAGGACATCTGTTCCTTGATGTCCCGTTACAATTAATCTAATTTGGTTCTAATTAGATAGCTGGCCTGGATACTAGTCGCCGACTAGTTTCATGCTGGGGCTCAACATGGGCTATCCACTCGTCACTCAGACTGTCTGAATGATTAGACGGCAGGCGTCTGCTAGGAAGACTGGATCGGCTCCATTATCTGTGTATAAAACATCGATAGTGGTTCCTCCGACCGACCTAATGTAGGCGCTGAGGGTGCATGAACTGGTGCCAGTCATGTAAGTAAGGGTGGGGATCGGCGTAGCCGCTCCATCCTGTCTTATTGATAGGCCTCCGATAGATGCTCCTGTCCAATTCAGCTGGGCTGTGACCAAGAAGTTCCCGAGTGGTAAAGTAACAGTACCATTCAGATTTGTTGGAGGGGCTGCGCTTGGCAACGCAACCGCTTCATCAATGTCCAGAACAACCGTGCCGCTAGGGGCTTGATTAGCCGAAAGGTTGTACATAGCCAGAGTCTGGTTAACCGGGGAGGAGACTCCCGACTGCTTTTCGAACAGTCGGATTGAGTACTCAATCTCGATGTAACCATGATCTGAGGTATTTGCACAGCCTTCAGTGGAGATCCAAAGACGACCCATGTCGTAGGTCTTCAAATCAACACCGGCCAGGGGACCGGTCCGGATGTAGCGCTTTTGCTGATCGCAAGGCACCTGCATCTGGAAGATCCTCCAGGGGGCTCCGTCCACATAGACGGCGGCTTGAGTTTGCTCGACGGCTGAGGTAGGGCCTGCATCCAAGGTATCCGGATCGAAACTGATGATGACGTTACCGTCACTGTTAGCTCCTTTCAGATTCTTGTACCGAACGATTAATCTATCAAGGATATATCGATCGAATTTTGCAGCCAGACCAGACAGCCACGGAGCGAACTCAGGTAAACCCGGGTTCACAGCGATGTTCGCAACGGAGGAAAAGACAGTAGAACCAGTTACGGTTCGAATGCGTTCCATCTCGCGATGCGTCTCTGGGGACTTGTTCTGGGACTTCGAGGACTTGTTCTGAGCCAACGGCGCTTTAACCAGCGCGGCGCTTGACTTAGGACGAGAGTTTTGTTTAGGCATTTCTATACAATTTGTAGATGGTTCCAACCCTTGTAAGGGGGAAGGACTGTTCATCAAGTTGGACCCTGGATCCCGTGAAGAGCTTAGCTTTTCTCTTCCTCTCTACAGTAACGCACATCAGGTTACGTAGGATCCCCCCAGTTGCTTTGGGGTGGGCTGCTCCGTGCAGTCTCTCGGCTTTTTGTTTAGCACGTAAATATTTACGCTCGATTGTAGACTCACACCTGCCTGGGGCATGATTAATCCTTGATCAGAGGACAATCTCGCAACGTTTTGGGCACAGCCTGGTCGGCTGCCAACTTGACCCACTAGTGAGGGATTCTCTTCCTCACCTGATCTCTAGTTTAACGACATAGAGGTCGGGAGCTGGTGGACCTTACTCTCCCACCCGGAGTTGCCTCCAGGGGATAAGATCACTGTTCTTCGTTCTTTCAACGACTAAAGGGTTCCTAGACGGAACAAAGTCGCCCCAGTAGGGGTAGACTAAGTTCTGATTAACTGGACCGGGACGGACCCTCTCACGAGTGTCCTCCTCCAGAGGAACAACTGCCAAATGGATCGGATCGACCTTCCTCCCTGGAGCCGCCTCGACGAGGTGACCAAGAGGGAGAGGCCGTTGGATCGGACTCAAATGGAGTTTCCTAATGCGAGCCTCTGCTACAGAGTGCTGCTTAGCCGTTATAGATGTCTCAATCCCCATGATTGGGCTCACACCCATACCACCAAGGACCTTTGGTATGAAGAGATTCGCTCCCCGGCATTCTTTCGACAGCTCAATATTGTGCATTGAGCAGTAGAGTTTAAACACCTCCCCTTGTTTACCAGGGAGGGATCCTCGCACTACCTCGTCTATCACAGCCGAGAAGGGATGTTTGATCTCATCATCATCCTCTGAGCCAACTTTTCCAAGGACTTTATGCTGCCCATTCAGAAGACCAACGTTAAGGAACTTAATTTCCCAAGGGTCTGATTTCTCAGACCTTAGGTCCAGATCAATGCTCGTCGAATTGACGTTCGCATATCTTTGGTGAAAGTAAGCCTTTCCGGGGGACATTTCCAAACCGATTCTCTTTCCGAGAATAGTGTGGAGATCCCACTCGTCTTTTGAACCTATGTAAAGCATATCGTCCCCGTTAATAAGAACTGAACTTAACAGGTTCTTGAAGGGAGCCCATTCACGGGTCCTTCGTCGAACAGTTAGGTAAAGTCCCAAGTTAGCGAGACAAAGAACAGGGAAGCTCAGAACTGATCCCATGAGCTGGCCATTTAGCTGTTTAACCGGAGGGAGTTGCTTTCCCGCAACCTTTGGGTAATGCACCTCATGAGGTGCAAGAACCGAAAGCATCATGTTATACAAGTTAGGATTCTCTATGTAGAGATTCCCGAGCAAGTATCGCATAATTTCCGACGATAAACGAGCCGAGAGACCATCAGTCGCTGCGGAGTAATCTATACTCATCCAGGAGCATTCAGTGCTATCTAGATAGTTATTACTCTGGCCTACTAAATCGAGAAGATCAGTAGGGCACAGCGGTCGCCCAATAAGACGGAAGCAGTCCATCTTCCGCATCGCACCATGGAGAACAAGCTGAAAACGCTTGGCAAGATAATAAGGGATTGATTCTCCCTTACTTATGGTCCTAACCTTGAAAGGTTCTAGGACGGCTTCGACATTCGCGACGAGAACTCGTACGCTTGAAAATCTAGCTATCTCTGCCTTCAAGACCTCTTCCAGGTCCTGAAGTTCCCCACTCCGAGCTTGATACTCTTCAACGCTGTTGAATTGTAGACCCAAAGGCCCCCGTACAGGGCGGCCAAGCTCAGAAGCTCCAAAGAATTGTTCCTTCCCGCGAAGTCCTTCCAACCCCAATCGATATCTCAGGTGTCCTGCCTGTCCCCCAGTCTTACGACTGGATTCCAAACTGGCCGATTCACTAGCCTTGTGAATCTCCCGCTCCGGATTTCGAAAGAAATCTAGTAGCTCTTGTTTGAGTATCTTTTGGAGTTTTCGGAGAACTGGGTCGAGGTTTCCCATAACCTCTTCCAACAGTTCGTCTGAACCTTCGCAACCCTCCCGTAAGGGATCGGGCATTTCCATCTGGCGCCTGTGCTTCTCGAAGTTTTCAAAAACAATATCGGAAGACACAGGGAGCGCCGCTCGCTTCGACTGAAGGAAAGAATACCAAAGGTGCGTATTCTTCCTTGAGTAGGAAAGCAAGCGAGGCTTGGCCCATCGCCAGAACCTTCCACTGTAGTGGAAGGGTAGATCCGCTGATGGCGGTTCCTCGTTCCTGAGGTACCTCGACATCGGCCATAAGATCATGTACTTTGCCCTTTTCAGGAAAATTCCTTCTTCGCTAACCGTGAGGAAAGTCTTGCCTTGTTCTCTAAAAGACTTGACCACCTCAAACGGCGCGGCATGGTGCCTGAGTACTAGACTCACCCCATGGAGGAATGCCTCGACCCGATCGCTCTGATCTGGGGAGGACTGAACCCTTGCAACTTTAACGTCCTGGGTCCGGTTGGACGGTCGGCTAACATTGCCTGACTGTGTGACTTGTGACTGCTCACTCGTTGAATTCATAATTTTGTAACAATTGCGGAAACGCGATTATGCTGGAACTTTATCAATCTACTTATTCGATTGAAA